CAGGACTGTTGATAGGTGTGCCATCGATATAAACATCTTTTAACGCTGCTTGGTTGTAGGCATCAGTGCCAAGGGTGTAACCAGCCGCTGATGGGAAACCCTCAATCTCGCCTTCGCAGAGCAGATCAACAAAGTTGATGCTTTGACTGCTAGCAAGACTGTCTTCAGTTTCGACCGGATCGCGGCTTTGTACCGTCGTTGCTTCAACGATATAGGTGTTATTTACCTGCGTTGGCTCGCCACCGCCACCAGCACCACGGATCAGTTTGTCGGTCATACTGCCTCCTGAACTGTGTCAGTGCCGGTAGAAATAACGATTGAGCCAACGATAATTTCGCCGTAGCAGATAGGCAGTGGTACACCCGGTCTCGACGTGTTTTGGATACCACTAAAACTGTAGTTTTCTTGAGGATCCAGCACTGTGCCTTCGGTTCCCGTATCTGTGCCCGACAATGTATCTACGCCAATAGGCGATATAGTTTCTGCCGGTGTTAATAACTGGGAAACGCCCCCAAGCACAAGGCTTGCGCCGATTGCAACGCCTATCGTTCCGACGGTGCCAATGCCAGCAAGACCACCAAGCGATACGCCAGCCGAAAAAGCAGCACCAATTCCAAACGAAAGAGCAGCAATGCCGACACCGATAAGAATGTTGGTAGTCGCATCACCACCGGCACCTCCAATGACCGGAATGATTTTGATTACCTGCTGCCCGGAAGGATCGTGTAGCTCATTAAACGAGATGTCATAGTTTCCGACAATGATCTTGTAATAACGATCCGCCATATGCTTTTCGAGCTGCGGAAAGTTAGCAATCAGAAAGCGAATAGCCTCAGCTGCGTTGCTAACAGCGGCCTTGAACGTGCGGCGACCTAAGAATTTCGCCAGCTGCCCATAAACTCGAATTTCGCGGAGCATGAAACCAGCCGACCTTCATTCCATCGTACTGAAGTCGGGGTGGCGAAGCACGCGACCTGTGCATTTCTGCAGCCAGCCCCCGTACAGATCACGGCTCGACAATCTGCCACGCAAATGGTGCAGCACCAGCTGATCGCCGATGTAGACGCCGACGTGGTTGAGACCCTTGCCGCCAATCTGCATCAAAATCATGTCGCCGACCTCGATTGACTCGTCTTCGGTCAACGGTCTAAACCCTGCGCCCTTCCAGTTCTCTTCAAACAAAGGCGCATCCTCGAATTCCTGCACAGTGATCGGGCGGTCATAGTCGGGCAACTGCAATCCCTGCTCGGCGTACCAGTCGCGGACCAGTGTCCAGCAATCGGTAATTGCCCATGCCCATGTGCGACCGATTAAAGGTGCCTTGTAGCCCTCGGGTTTGCATTCATCCCATGCCTCGGTTTTGGGATTAACGATGTACCAGTGCAGTCCGCTGAGTTCGCACGAAACCCGATCAGCTTGGCTGGGGGCTGGGTTAGTGAACGGGTGGCTGTGGATAACCGCGACAACTTCGCCTTTGTCTTCTGCCTCTGCGTAATCAGCTGGGTCAAGAATGAACTGCTCGGTTCCTTCTGACAGGTTTTTGCACGGCCAATAACGTTTTCTACCTTTGACCACCACCAGCAGCCCGCATGATTCGCGGGGATATTCCGCCTTTGCGTGCTCAAGTGCGTCAGTGCGCCAAATCATGCGTAGAACGTGCCGACACCGGGGAAGCCCCCAAAGGGTAATTCGGCTGTAGCACCAAAGCGCAACTTGCAGCTGTCTAAGCGCTTACCGCAAACGTCATCACCTGCACTGGCCACCGGGTTGTCGTTCGCATCGAAATAGCTCGTGCCTGTATAGCCGCACTCAGTTGAGCGGTAGACCCACTGGCAAAAATTGGCGATGCACTGCCGTTTCGGGGCTCGTACCCCAGCCAAGTCAAATACAGCTGCCAGCTCAAACTCCACTAGATCGCGGGTTTCGGTGACTTTGCGATCGACGTAGTAAATCTCTTGCGGGAACTCAGCAGTCGGATCAGGTGTGCCGTAAGGATTTGTGCCTCCGCTGAAATTTGCGGCGTCGATATACCGCGCCATGGTGCGGATGCGGGTCAGCTTTGCGCCAGCCAAATCGTTACCGGCAGTGAAGCCATTAACAGCAAGCAAAATCGCAGTGATCGTTCCGAGGACATTTGAAACTCGGATTGTTGGGCGCGGCAGGCTGCCCTGACCGTTGTACTGAAACCCAGTGACTTCAATCGGAAAACGCTGGTAAGTCTGACCGTTCCAGATCAATTCACCGTTGGCATCCATGTTGCTGCCAGCGTGAAAGTAATAAGTCGTGCCGGCACCATGAACAGCTGCATCAAGCTCAAGCTGGAACAGCTCGATGATGTGGCTTGGATTGATCTTTTGAAGCTCTGAAACCGGGATTGTCATTACGGTTCAAATACCTCGCGGAAGGTGGCTGTAATCGTGGCGCGATTCAGGTAAGGGATGCTCTTGCTCCATTCGGAGCAGACCCACTTGTAGGAAGTAACCTCGTCGAGGGGAGTCCAGTCGAAGCTGGCCGAGTCCTCGGCGCGGGCTTGGAGGAACGTTTCGATCGTGTCGGCGTCGGTTTCGGAGACGTTCCAGGTCAAGCTCCACTGCCGGGGGTTGATGTGGCCGGGGATGCCGAAAGCAATCCGCTGCTCGTATCCGTCGCCGAATTGAACAGTGCGAGTTTTGGGTTGGTTGGTCTTTTGGGCGCCGTAACTTGGCGTTATCGAGGGGAAGGTGGCCATCAGGCGAGCAAGCCTCCGGGACGCTTCTGTTTGATTAGTTCGGCTTGGACGGCGGCGCCGAGTGCTTGACCCAGCATATTCGCCTGTGTCGAATCGCCTTGGATTGAGCTGCCCGAAGCGTCCACATTCACAACAACATTGCTGCCCATACCACCAAGAGTGTCGTTGGGATAAATGCTTCCGCTGGTGCGAGGCATAAACAGCTCGGGACCCTGTTCGCCAACGATGTAAGAGGATCCAGCAGAAACTGCGCCGCCGTTAGCCATACCTGGCAGGACGACACCTCCGAGAGAGGTGTTTGCTGATCCCCCAACCTCCAGACCAGGGAAACCTCCGCCGGATGGTGCTGTTAGGCCTGAGGAGATGCCGCCCGTAAAGCCAGTAGTGGGCAGGAAGATGCTGCTCAGGATATCGAAGGCCATCATATCGATTGCGGCATCGATCATTCGAGCGGCCATGTCAATGAAGCTGTTAGCCAGCGAGTCGAAGAAGGCGGCAAGGACCTCTTGTGCGTTGGTCGCCTCTGTCATTGCGGTTCTAAACGCATCCGAGAAGGCGGTACCGATTGCAGCTGCGCTGTCTTGTACTAGTGTTATTGGCGCGACTAACTCGTCCAACTCCTCTTTTAGTTCCTTGGCATACGCGGTGGCTTCAGTAAAGAAGAACGTCTCGTCCGCATCAGGAGTAGTTTCTGACGGTAAAATCTGCAAAGTTTCTTTAATAATGTCTTGTATTTCTTTTTCTTTTTTGAGGCGTTCATCCGTCAGGTCGTTTTGAGCTTTTAGTTCTTTTGTTCGGAGTATTGCTAAGTCGTAGGCCAAAGTATCTTGAATAAAAGCCTTCTCAGACTCAGACCGAGCTTTTTCTATATCCTCCGTGTACTGAGCAATAAGTTTTGCCTTGTCAAGAGCAAATTTAAGAGAGATCTCGTCTTCTTTTGTGTTAGCAAGAGCAAGCTCGTATTCTTTGCTCTTGAGGTACCGGACCATCTCAGCGTCCGCCAACTGTCTTTCTGCAATTTGTCTATTCTTTTCTGCAAGTTCTGCAGCCTTTTTTGCCTGCTTTTCTTGCTCTTTTTGATTTCTTAGTTGTTCAGCTTGGATTTTAAGTCGGTCTGCTTCTTCGTCGTTTATTTCTTTAATTCTTTCTTTAATCTGTTCCAGGATTGCCTCTTGCTCTTGGGGAGTTTTTCCTCCAAACAGCAGGCCCCTGCGGGATGCTTCGTAGCTGCGTGACAACTCTTGCAGCTGTGCATCGTCAGATGCCGAGGCTGCTCGAAGGGCGTTTGCACCTTCAAGCAAGTTTGTTATTCCAGCAAGGGCAGGTCCCAGGAAAGTTGCAAGTGCCACGCCCATCTGGGTCATGGCAGTAGACCACTCGTTCTGGAAGTCTTGCGCCGCGTCGCCAAACTCTTTTAGTGCATCTACGCCGTCTTGACCAATAACGGCAGCGAGTTGAGTAGTTGCGGCTTCTAGTGCTTCTGTGGAGTAGCCGAGCTCGTCTATTTCGGTGATGTACTTGCCGGTCTCAGTACCAAGAAGACCTGTTTTTTCGATGATTTTGTCTATATCGGCTGTAAGCGGATCCAGGGCCATGCCGAGTTCAGCAATGTCCGCTGCAAAAGCATCAAACTGTTGGCCGAGTGCGCTCAGTAAAATCTGACCGCCGAAGCCTTGACCAACAAAAGAACCCGCGAGACCACCGGCTACTGCTCCGGCGCCGCCGCCAAATAGCAACGGAAAGCCGACGCCAAGAGCTACACTTTCGGCTCTTTTAGCAAAATCTTTACGTTTCTGGTCTAATTTAACGCGTGCTGCTAAGCGGTCATTTATTTTCTTCTCTACTTCTAATTCTCTGTTTGCGAGAATAAGTGCTTCTTTGCGAGCTTTACCAGATTCTTGATACAGTTTGCGTTGCTTTTCTAGTTCGCTAGTTGTTTGTTTGGTTGCGCCACTAACCTCAAAAGTGGTTACTTTTTGCGCTGCTTGAGCCAGTGCGCTTATCTGCTTCTCAACTTCAGCAAGCTTATTTTGGCCTGTTACCGTTAAAGCAATATCTATGCCGTAGTTAGCCACGATAAAAACGTAGAGCCCTCCGGCGTAGTCTATCGCTACACGTGGGTTTTAGCCCTCCGGGCAGTTTTAGCGCGGTGCATGGCCTTTTCCTCCTCGTCGCGCTTCAACTCGTAAAACGCGGCCCAGCCAACCAGTTCCTCCTGAGTTAACTGCTGTGTTAGCTGGTTGACCGACATCCCCAGCTCTTTGGCTAGGAAAAATATGAAAAACCAAGCATCGTCAGCTTTTGAGGTCGGCTTTCGCTTCCTCCACCTTGGTTTCCGCTCCAGAAGTCAGCATTGCTAGCTGTATCTCCTGCAGGATTCCGGCCTCAACCTCGCGGCGCAGCGTGGCGCGATCACCGTCTGCAAAAAGACGTTTGCCGTTTTTGTCCAGTGCTTTTTCCAGCATCAGATTCAGCGCGAAGTCGCCAGCGTCATCTGAAGTTGCTTTTTTCTGGATGGATTCGCGCTCGGCGATCGTCAAAGGGTGCCAGTAGATCTCAAGCAAAACTTCGTTTTCGACTTTGACCTCGTGCTTGTAGAGCTGGCTGACTCCGAATTTGTTACGGAGCAGTTCGGCGGCTCGCATTGGAAATTGACTGTTTGTTCAATAATACACTAGGCGTTCGCAGTGAACTGGCAAGAGATCAGCCCGATGAAGTGCGAGCGGTCTTCGATCTC